GCTTACTGCAGGCTGCTCTCCGACAGTTGTTTCATCTCGCGTGCCAGCAGTTGGTCCAGCAGGAACCAATCCGAGTCCGACAGGTGCTGCAGGTGTTCCGGTGGCAGGGGCATTTCCGGCTCCGGGTTCAGAAAGTTCGGTTGTGGCAGGTTGTACAGGTAACGCCACGCTTCGCTTACGTCCTCGGGGCTTATCGCTGACCGCAGGCGCAGGTTGCGTGGTTGCCGGGGTTGATACATCGGGGACTCCTTGGAACTCGGGACGGGCCAAATACGCGTCCACCTTTTGTACGATTGGCGCACTCTTTCCTTCCTTGTACACCGTGAGCATCTTCTTGACTTCAACGGCGTCTTCTGGTTTTGCAATGTCCAGCCCGTGGATAGGGTGGGTAGGCTTGCGCAAGATGGCCGAATGGCCAATACCCAACGTGCCCAGCACGTCAGGCGACATCAAAGTCGGCACAGTGGCTGGCGTGGGCTTGGCCCGGACTGTAGGCTCAGGAACTGGTGGCCCTTCTGGCTGCTTCGCAAACGCAGACTGCTCAGCCAACGCAGCTTCACGTGCGACCTGCTCAGGAGATGGTTGCGAAGCCTCGCGCTCAAGGCGCTGTTGGTACGCTTGGTCCACCCCTGCAAGGGTGTAGTCTCTGATCTGGCCATCCAGATACTTGATGCGCTTCTGGGTCTCAGGGGTTTGCTCTGAAGCCTTGAGCTGCTCACGCATCTTGACCAGATCGGCATACTCGAACGTGGCCTCTATCATGAGGTCGCTCTGCTCTTGAGTCGATACGTCCTTCGCACGGGCTGGCGACTGCGGGGGCACAGTGATTGGTGTGAAGCTACGCTCACCTTTACGCAACTCTGCTGGGGTAAACAGCGTACCCTGATCCTGCCCTTGCTTGAGCTGCGGGCCACGGTTGGCAGTGCGCTCCCGGACCAATTCATTCAACTGCGTGCGGCGCGTACGGATTTCCCGCATGCGCTGATTCTCTTCTGGGGTCTTTGTCTTCTTTGCCTGCAGGGCGGTGTATTCCCTGTCCAGTGTGGCCAGCTCTTGCTGGAAGAACTCTGTGTCCTGTGCTTGGTCAAGGCCGAGCTGTTGCTGACCTGCAGCTTCCAACTCTTCTGGTGTGCGGGCAAAGCCTGCCTCTTGTGCAACCTCTGTGGTCAGCGGGAAGCCTTCGTACAAATCGGAGGGGCGCGGCGCGGCCTCATCGGGTGCGGGCTCCAGAATCTGGCCCGCGAGGTCTCGTTGCGGCTGTGTAGGTGTAGGCAGGCCACGGAACAACTGCCCTTGCTGGCCCACATACCCTTGGGCTTGTGCATCCTTAGCTTCCGCCCCCAGCCCTTGTTCGAGCTTGAGTTGGTCACGGCGTTCCCGCTCTGCTTGGGCCCGCGCTTCTGCGTCAGGGATTACCCCAGTAGTACCAGCACCAGCACCTACCCCACGGCGACCAATTGCCAAGTCCAGCAAGCCTTGCACCAGCGCACCGGTAGCGCCGCCATAGGCTGCGGATTCCCCGACCTGCTCGATGATGGCCTGCTCTGGCTTGTAGATGCCCTTGGCAATCAAGTTCTGTGCGATCTGCGTTGCAGCTTCTTGAGCGCCTTCTTCACCACCAGCGATCAATGCACGCTTGATCTGGGCTGCAGCGCCCTGTTTGATGGGGTCAGCCAGTCGGCCCAAGATTCGCAGGGGGGCGAACATCTCCGTCACACCCACACCTGCACCCAGTGCAGTGGCAAGGCTACGGTCACCAGCGGCGGCTCCGCCTTCTTCAGCGCGGCCACGAGCTTCACCAGCTCCAGCGCCAACACCCAAAGCGGTGCCCGCAACACGGCCAGCAATACCTAGGGGAGCGGATGCAAGGAAGGGAACGGTGGAGCCCACGGCCTCACCAAATTTACGGCCGATCGACTCTTCGTAGCCAGCGCCAGCTTCAAACGGTTTGCGTGCCGATGCGGCAGTCTCTTTGACAAACTTGCGGGTGGCTTTTTCAGCGTCTTCGGGCAGGAGTGCTGATGCACCCACCGCAGCGCTTTCAGCAAGCCCAATGGCTCCGGGCACGAGGCCCTTGAAGAATTCTTTGACGTTGCCGCCAACGGTGGTTTCTTTGGGTTCGGCCGGGGCCGCAGGAGCTGGAGGCGCTAACCCCAGCTCCGCTTCGATCATTCGCTGCGCCGCTTCTGGAGGGGTCCCGTCTGGAACTTGGAATCTTGCGATGCGGCCGTCGGGGAGTTGGAAGCGGGCGATTGGCATAGGTCTATTCTTCGTATCCTAGGAATTTAACTCCGCCACTTGCGCCGGTGGGGGAGGCTGGCATCATTGTAGCCAACCCTGCGCCCTGTGCAAGAGCCGATTGGGCTTGCGCCAACTGGGCTGTCTTGGCCTTCTTGATCTCCGCGTTGCGTGGGAGGTTGAGGAAGGGGTCCTTGAGTTCATCCTTCAGGCTACCTACCAACGCTTTCAGGTTGTTCAGCTTCAACTGAGCTTCCTTGCTCATGGCCCCACCACCCACATTGGATGCTCTTTGCAAAGCAGCTTGGGCCATGAGCTTTTGATTGGCCAAGCTACCTTCTTGGTACGCCTTGGTGTTTTTGAGCTGCTCAGCTTGATTTGCAGCAGACACGGCAAACTGCTTCTCTTGGCGGGCTTGGTTGGTCAGGGCAATAGCATCTTTGTGGTAACCGCTACGCTCAGCACGTTGGGCTTGCATCATGGCCATTTCCGACTGGCGCAGCGCACGGCGTGCGGCCTCGTCCGCCTTGTTGGCTTCAGCAAAAGCACTGAAGCCTTCTTTGGCCCCTTCTGCAATGTTCTGTAGTGCGTTGCGGGATTTGCCACCTGCAATGCTGAGACCCGCACGGATCAACGCTTCAGCCGAATTGGAGTCTCTGCGCTTGCCAAGGGATTCTTTCTCCGCTTTCAGCTCGGCCAAGAACGGGCTGTATTCTTTTTCCATGCGAGCAATGTCCTTCGTGGACAACGCATCGGCTTCCGCACCAAGCTCTGCGGCCGTGCTGGCTTTGAACAGGTCGGTAATACCTCCCGATGGGGCTGCTGCGGCTGTTGCAACGGGGGTAGGTGGTGGTTTGATGTTGGCTTTGTCCTTGCCCGCGCCTGTGCCTGTGCCTGTGCCTTTGCCGGGGCCTTTGGTTTTTGAAATTTCAGGAGCAGGCGCTGCTGCGCGGGCAGCAATAGCAGCTTCTTCACCCTCAAACTCATCGCCGGTACGGCGAGGCCCGTACCCCTTCATCAGCTTATCTTGCTGGCGAATGTATTCCGCTTGTTGTTGCGCGGCGGTCGGGCCCGTCAGTTGCGACAACTCCGCTTGACCTGCGGCTTCCGCCTCTGGGCTTCCAAACAGGTAGTTGGCAAAACTTGTTTTCTGGCGAGCGTCCAGCATTTCTTGCCGACGTTGCGACATGCCCTGTTCTTTTGCGGCCTTGGCGGCATCTTCTTCACGGTTTTGCTGCCACCACTTTTTATATGCCGCAGGGATACCCGCCAAGTCCTGCACGAACTGCGACTGCGTGCCGTTAAACCGGGCAACGCCGCCATCGGCCATCATCATGACGGGGTCTTGGCCATAGGTCATACCGCCCTCGTCATAGCCTTCGTATCCAGCAATCCCGCCGTCAGCCATCTGCTGCATATTGGGGGCAGGCAGGGCCGCAATGCCTTGCTCTTGGGGCATCTGTTGAGGGGCCATCTGCGCCAACGCAGCGTCTGCTACCTTGGGCTGCTCCTGCATACCTTGCTGGCTCTGACCCGCCGCACGCAATTCTTTTCTGCGGGTGGACTCCGACACAGCCAGCGACATGATGTACGGATCGTTCTTGTGCATCTGCGCATATTGCTGCAGCGCCTGATCCGGCAAACGTGCCAGCGTGGATGTGATCTTGTTGACGTCGATTCCTGCCATGATGTTTCCTTATGCCATGTTGGCGATTGCCAAATCGGCCAGACCAGACCCTACGTAACCGCCACCAGCCATACCCGCCAGCTTGCTGAAACCCAGCGCGGCAGTACCCAGACCCAATGCCTGTGACGAGGTTGATGGCGCTGGTGTAAACATGGACTGCGACTGTTGGGTCAAAGGCAAACCCCGGATCATGTCGGACATGAAGCCCAACTGCTGGTACGGGCGCTGCTGGGCGTTCAAGAAGTCCTGATATTGGCCCGACAAAATGTTCTGCGCTTGCGTCTGCTGCTGCCCGCCGTACTGGTTCTGCAGCTTGTTGATGTCCAGCATCTGGCCAGCGTACTGCCCCCCAAGCGTGCCCAGTTGACCCGCTGCACCCAAGCCTAGCTGGGCACCCTGCATACCCAGACCAGCGCCGTACTGCGAAGACTGCTCCCGCAATTGAGCGGCCTGCTGTGCTTGCTGCTGCTCGGCGTTGAACTGGCTCATGGCTTGGCCATAGGCGTCCTGCATGCCTTTGTTCTGGATGTCGCCCATCTGTGTGGACAGGTTGCGCTGAGCCTCGGCGTTCTCAATGGCTTGGCGTGCACCGCCAAAAGCACCGGCTCCTGCAGCTTTGGCACCGCGCTGTGTGCCAGCAATGTCGGCTTGGCGCTGCGCTTCGCGCTTGTTAATGTCCACCACGTTCTGCATGTACGGCGACATGTACTGCCCAGCAGCACCGGGCTGTGTGAAGCTCCCTGACTGGTATTGCGATGGGCCGTACTTTGAATTCAAGCCATATGCTGCGGCCAAACCTGCAATTTTCGAGCCTTCTTCAATCTGTCCGGCCGGAGCCATCGAGCCAATGTTTGCATACGACTGCTGCTGCAGCGGGCTGGACTGTGCGTAACGCGCACCTTGGTACTGCAGGTATGGGTTGGCTTCGAGATCGGTGATACCCGCAGCTTGCCCCAACAGCGACTCGGCATAGGGTTTCAGTACGTCAGAAAAGCCATACTGCGTTTCGGTGGTTGATACTGCCATGATTCGGCTCCTTATGCGGGAAGGTATTTGTCAGCGCGGCTGTTGGTCGCTACGCGGTTCTTGCCGGTGGTCTTGCCCCGGGCTTTCTGTACACGGTCCATCATGGCGTACAGCTTGCGTGCACCAGCTTCAGTCGAGCCGTTGCCCAACTCAGAGACAATCCGGGCCGGGACCACAAACTCACCATCAGCCAAACGTGCGGGTTGTTTATTGCCAATTGTCGCAGGGATGTTGTCCGACACGCCGTCTCCGGGGCCGCGTAGCAAGCGTCCGCCATCAGAGTAGCCGCCAAGGTTGTACTGGGAGGCCGCGCCACCACCAGCCAGAGCACCAAGCCCGCCAAGAGCCATGCGACGGACCACACCGCCATTAGCGACTTGAACAGAGTCAGATGTTATGGTCGGCGTCACAACGGCTTCCGCCACCCACTTCCTGTCCGTTGGGTTCCACACCCATTTTTTACCTGTTGGTGGCGCAGTCTTAGGGGTAGTGTTTGGGTTGGTCAGCTCGTCTGCCACCTTAGGACCCTTGTATGGGTTTTCCATACCCATGGCTTTCCAGTAAGGCACACCAACATCCACACGCTTACCCGTTGCCGGATCAATTGGCAAATACGGGTTAACGGGGTAGTCGCGTTGGCCAGCCAAGTATTCGTAACCTTCCCGTGAGCCGCCCGTTGTCACTTCTGCAATCGGACGCGTGACCGGCACTGGTGGTGTCGGGTTGTTTGGC